GCAAGGGGGTACGGGGGGTGGCACCCGTGTGTGTGAATTGTATAATAATAACACTACCCGGCAAATGCTTGACCGGGGGGGCATTTGACATTCACGATCCTGAATATAAGTGAACACTTGTTTAACATGTTAAGCATTGAGGTACGCAGATACCCCAGGCTGCGCGCATTGCATTGCGCCTAACCTGCGCCGCACTTGTGCCATACTTTTGCCACATTCCAGATATTGCAATTGAACGCTTGTTCAGTTACGCGAGCGCGCCTCTGCGCTGCGGTGTTGCGGTGTGTTGCGTGGAGGTAAATCAGTTTGTGACGTTACGTCACAAGGCAAATCATGTGTTGCAAGTATCTTTTGGATATGCACATATGAGGTACAAGCACAAACAAACAGAAAGTGAGAACAAGCCATGAACGTAGCAACACAGAAGCAAATGCAGCGCCTGAATGACAGCGGTGACGGATTCCTTATCCTGCCTTGCCTCAATGCAGCAGATGCAATCAACGACATAATGAATGTGTGGGGAAGTCAGTCCAGCGCAACAGGCAACGAGATTGCTGACAGGCTGCGCCAATTAGCCGATATAATTGACGGACAAGACACGCAGTCCCACAAGTTTGCTAGGTTTACACATCACCGTTGACCGCATCTGTTAGCCGCGCCAGCCCGGCGCGGCCTTCACATGCAGCCGCATGACACAACACAAACAAGGAGACAAACAAAATGGCTTACAACAAACTCAGCACATACAAAACAGCATGGACAGAAGACGGACACGGCATCGGCTCTGTTATATACACCAGCACGGCAATCGTTTCATGGGATAACGACACAATCACGCTTCGCTCCGGTGGATGGGAGACAGTCACGACAAAGCGCAAGATGAACCAAGCAAGCCACCAATTTGGTCTTGGCTTTGGTGTATATCAGCGCGACCATGTTTGGTATGTTGACATGCCAGATGGTGACACTGTGCTATTTACGGACGGCATGACATTTACACGCAATGCAAAAAGTGACGCAGCATAATGACACGCCGTCAAACAAAACAAATCCGCCAGCAAGTCAAGGCAATCTTAACTCAAGTGAGCCTTGGCATTGCCGCCGGGCTTATCATTGGCGCTGTATTAGCGCTCAATCTGTAAAGGGGAAGCAAATGTTTAAGGTTACGACAATTATGAAAACGCCATCTGGACGCTATAGCTTTGTTGGCCGCGTCCATGGGAGCCTGTTAAACTCTAGCTTTGCAACATTAGAAGAGGCCAAGATTGCGGCCATTGACTGTATGCTTGAGATTGGTGAGACATTCCCTGTCGCATTATCGCCTTGCGTAAAATAAGCCACACCCACAACACAACAAAACGCCCGGCCACCGCGCCGGGCTTTTTTAATGCACGGTTTGACCCGTGTTGATTATATCGCTTTCGTGCAATTCCATCAGCACTTCGCCAAGCGCTTGCATTAAACGCGCCGGGCTTGTCTCATTCAACCGCTCTTCGCAATAGTCCACCAGAAGCCCGGTCTCAATCTCGGCCGCGTCGTCATCCACGCAAGTGAGCAAAACGCGAAAGTCTATTTGATACGACATAGGCCCGGCCCTCAAATATGCCCGGCGCATGGATTGGGACAAGCGCCGGGCCAGTTTAGGCGCGGCCTTGGGAGGAACGGCGCGCCATGCGCATTTATAGCCACACACAAGCCCAAAGCGCAAGTTTATGTGGTTTGGTCCAGCTCGTGAGCCAAGGCGCAATATGCGGCCGCGTCAAGGCTGCTATCCCTATGCCCTCCGGCGGATTGCCTCATTCTGGCCAATTTCAATAACGCCATTAAATTTGCCACGTCACGCGGCGACACTTTATGCGGCGCAAGATAGGCGCTCCACATTTCAGCGATGCAGGTAAAATTTGTTTGCGCTGATCCGTAAGCCTTAGCCCTATCCCCGCCCGGATTGATTAGCTCCATCGCCTCGGTCAATATTTGCGTTCTTATATTCTCACCCATTCCCATTCTCCATTTCAAACTTGCGCCGTAGGATTGCATCACGCTCGGTTGCGTTCCATCTCGGCAATGTTGGATCAAACCTGCGCCGATTGGCGAAGCCCTCTAGCTCTGCTAAATCCCGGCAAGCGTCAAGCCTTGATCTAAACCCCTGCAACCGCTCCACCCCTTTATGATAGCCTACAGGACGGACAATCGCCTCACCCTTCTCAATCTTATGTCTGACCCACTTAGCCCAATCATACCCCATATCATTCCTCACCTTTGCGGGTGTATCATAATATCATAATAATGTGTGTTTCACACACATTATTATATTATGATGACAATACACCGGATTAATAAATAGATCATAATTACATCATAATTATCATAATTACCCAGCCGAACCCCTTATTTATATGACTAAACAATTATGATGCAATTATGAAACCATATTTTCTGCCGCGTAAAGGCAAAGCAAGGCCGCTTCAGCCCTTCCATCGTGCTTGGCTAGTTTGAAGAGGTCACTTTCTTGCGGAAAGCGATCCATTACAATTGCTCGGCTGGCGTTTTTATCTGACCCAATAAGCCCAAAATGTTTTTTCCATTTTGCTGGCGTCACATATTGCACCGGCAGTTTGTTTGCTGCAACGGCCATTTGCAATTGCCCAAAGCCTTGGCCAAAGCGAAAGACTGCGCTTGAGTTTTGGCCGGGTCTCGACGCGACTTGCTCAATTATGCACATGCACTTTTCGTCGGCCTCGTTTTTGAACACGTCCAGCAGGGAATGCAAATTTAAAATCGCCTTACCTTTTGGATTTTTCATTACTGGCATGTCGTGGATTTCCAGCTTGCCTGTATCGGTCCAATATAAGGCCACGGCCCCGGTGAACCCCGGATCGCATCCGTAGATAAGCATCAATCAGCCCTCGGCTGTTGTACATGATCCACAATTGTTGCCGCCTTCTCCAGTGCTGCGCTACGGCAAAACGCGCTAAAGGATAGCCCTGACCTGCGCGCTGCTTCTGTAATTATGCGGTCATATTCTTCTGCGAAATTGATTAAACGCTTCTTATCTGACATGGTTTTGACTCCTCTTGTGTCTGTTTTCTTTATATATGTTTAAAATATAGGGAGCCAGTGGAAAATATACTTGCGCATGTGTTTTTTATATGCAAATACTGGTGGCACAAAACAAACACGGAGTTTAACAAATGACAAACGAAACCAAACCCACCGCAAGTCAGATCAACGCTCGCAATCTCAATATGATTGATGCGGCCAAAAGTTATTACCGTGTTCGGAAATATGCAGGCGCATGGGTTCCTGTCGCGATTGTAGGCGGCAAAGTATTCACGGGGTCGCATTGCATGACCAGCGGCGACGCTATGGCATCCGCAATCAAGATTTGCGCTTCACGCAGCAAATCAATTTCAACCAATGCTTAATTTGGCAGACACAACACAAACATGGAGTTTAACAAATGACAAACGATACCAAACCATCCGCAGAAGAAATCGCACGCTGGGAGCGCATCAAGCAAGATATGCTTGACCGCGCAGATGTTGTTGCTGAATTTGCAGATGATGAGCGTGAGGCGCTAAATGAGCTGCGCTGGACCAGCATGTCCATATCTGAAGACGTAAACTATTTGATGGACTTTTGCTATAATGACGTGATTGAATTCTGCCGCGCAGCTGACTTCTTGTGCGAAGAATACAGCTGGAACACATCTGAAAACGAAGACAAGCGCGACATCGGTGAGAAGTCGCTTGCGCTTGCTGAGGCTCTGCGCTCGGACGCTGGTGATGGCCCGCGCTTATCTTACGGCCAAGCCAAAGATTTTGGCGGCATTTATCCGCGCATTACTGGCCTTCTGCGCACCAAGCCAAACAAATACCAAATGGAGCGCTTTGCCGAGCATGGCATCACATGGGAGGGCGAAGTCGATGAGCATTAAGGTTGGATTGCCTGACGTGACGTTTAATGCTTTGTGCAAGCTCACAGAGATTGACCGGGAGTTTATTGGCTCGCCGGATTATATGGGTGTGGCTCAGTTCTGGAGCTGGTCACACCCACAGAAAACGCGATTGAGCCGCGCATCTGTTTCTGCCCGGCGCAAAATACATCATGCGCTTGTGAAAGATGGGCTTGATTTGGATGGCGACACAGGCATTCACCGATCAATTATTTCCATTGTGCTGGAGAAAGAGGAGCAAGGGTTATGACTGAACGTGAGAAACAAATCTCCAAATGCACCAAGGATTTTTTGGTTGCTCTTCCTAGTAGCGTGAAGGGCATCGACTTAGGCGCTATCGTCTGCACGATATTCGAGGGATTCGATCTTGACCATGAACAGCGCGTTCACGTTTGCGGGGGCGTTTTAAATATCATGCTTGAGGCTGACATGCGCAAAGATGAACGCGCAGCCCAAGCCGCTGACGCTGTGCTTGCGCGTGCTGCTGCGAAGGCTCGCAAGTGATTTGGTCTGAGCATCTGCCGACGTTTTTGATGCAAATGTTCGGCCCCGTTGTAGCGTTGCGGGAAGCTCAAACCAATAGTGTGCCGGAACCTTTCGGGGGTTGGGTTCCGGCACACCCGGATCAAGAACCGCCATTTTAGATAGGACATGCCATGCTCGTACACCTAACGCAAAAAGAGGTTGCGCAATGCAATCAGGCCGCCGCAATGCGCTGGCAATTGGCCCGAGCATCTGGCGTTGTTAATCAGCGCCGGGACAAGGGCAGGTCTGACGCTGATTTGGATTTGCTGGGCGTAAAGGCTGAGCTTGCCGTGTCGAAGGTGTTTGATCTCGACCACATCCACGCCGTTGGCGTAGATGATGGCCGAGACGTATGGCTGGATAATATTTCTGTAGATGTGAAAGCCACGTTCTACACCACCGGGCGGCTACTGTTTAAGAAGCGCGAGGCATTCAAGGCTGATTGCTCTATTCTGGTGTGCCAGCAAGCGCCTGACCGTATGCACGTTGTGGGCTACATACCCCGCACGCATTTTTTAGATCAGGCTTACGAGATTGACCTTGGCCACGGCAAAGGCTGGGCAATGGATCAGGAAAATCTATTGCCGCTTGAAAAACTATGGGCGACTGCCCGCAGCATTAAATTGAAGGAAACAAAATGAACAAGATCATCATAACAAACGCGCACGCACATGGCTTTGCATTTGCCTGCGATACGGAAACACAAGGGCAAGTCTTCATCCCGGTTCACATCGCTGACGGCTTTGACCTTGCGCCTGGCGATGAAATAAACGCTGTGCTTGTGCCTAACTATCAAGACAAGTCAGACAAAGGCACGCCGTGGCAGGCTGTGAAGTTGCAGCGCGATACTGAAGTTTGCGAAAAAGTCTCTCTTGATAAATCGCAAACATTAAATCAAGAAGCGCTTGATGCTGAAATGTTCACATATATTCTTGCAGGCGGGTATCACACAACGGCAGAGCTGGCGGATTATTTTGAGCTTGACCACAAGACCGCAGGCAACGCAGCCCAGCGCCTCTTTAACTCCGGCAAGATTGCCAAGGCAGACGTGTTCAACCGCGTAGGCCAGCAAAGGCCAACAATCATATTGTGGGCCGCTGCGGCTAAAACATTTATTGAGGTGGTGTGATGAGTATATTTCTGAACCCCAAGCAGATTGGAATTGGTCCGGGCAACTGCGAACATGAAACTATTAGTATAAACGGAACCCACTCAAGCCAAGGTGTCGAGTTCTATGATGATGCAAGAAATTTCTCATATAACAGTCAAGTAACGATCTATCGAGGCGAGTCTCCGATTATCTGGCTAAAGGGTATGGTGGTAAACAATTTGATCTGGTCAATAATTGATGGATCGTCCGATACCCACTTGAAGGCTCTTGGCGCTGGGATCGAGGAGGAGATTGAGCGGAGAGCCAGACAGACACGGACAAAGCCCGGACATGTCCAGCCTGTCCGTTAAGGGGTAACAACTTCACGAAGTCATTACCCCCTTAACAAAATAGAACTTCTAAAAAATAAAAGAAGTTCCCCCCCCCTGAATTAGGTATTGCATATGCAAAACATATATGCGAACAATGAAGAAACGGAGGAAAACATGACAATCATCAAATCCGAAGACATGTCAAACGAAGAGTATCACGCGCATCATGCGTTTGGCTCAACGTCAATTAAGACCGCAGCAAACAAAAGCATTGCGCATTTGTTCGGCGCTGAGCGTAAGGAAAGCCCGGCATTTGCATTGGGCAGCGCGGTTCACGCTTACTTGTTGGAGCCAGAGAAAGACCTTGTTGTGCGCGGGCCTGAGACACGGCGCGGCAAGGCATGGTCTGACCTGAAAGATGAGTGCGATGCTGCTGGCAAGATATTGCTCACCGAGGCTGATTATGATCTGGCAAACAGAATGGCAGATGCCTGCCTGAAGAACCGCATGGCAAATCATTTGCTCACAAATCCTGACATGTTGGCCGAGGCTTCATTCTTCGCCACTGAGCCAGACATTGACATTGACCTAAAGACGCGCCCAGATGGCCTCCTGCGCAACGCAGGCATTGTACTGGACATCAAAACGACCCAAGACGCATCACCCAGAGGCTTTGAGCGTTCTGTGCGTCAGTTCGGATACGATTTGCAGGCTGCATTTTACATGCACGTCTTGAAACTGAACGGCATTCGTGTGGAGAACTTTATCTTCATCTGCATCGAGAAGGACGCGCCGCACGTCACTGCGTGCCATGAGCTTTCTGAGATGTATTTGCGCCACGCTCACAACCGTATGCTTTCTGCATTGGTTGACATAAAGCAGGCGATTGAGACTGAGGAATATGTCACGAATTGGCCTGACTTAAACACGATCCACTTGCCAGCATGGATGGACAGTGAAGAAGCGTTTTAACCTATCCCAGTGCAGGGGTGCTGCACAACATTGAGAGGAGTTGCAAAATGCAACACATGATTACAGAAGTCGTCGCACGTTACCCGCGTCTAAATTCCACTTACAAGTTCGATACTTACGAGAACAAGTCGGTGAAATGCGATGCGTTTGATGACGGCGCAGCATACGAAATGAGCTTCGTAATGTCCGATGAGAAGGCAAAGGAGCTTCATCGTATCTGTATGGAGGCATATTCTAACGCTGCGGCGTTGGATACGAAGCGCAAATGGCCAGAGAAGCCAGCAATGCTTCCATACAAACGCAATGACGACGGCGAAGTCGTCGGCAAGTGCAAGCTGAAAGGTGCTTACGGCGGTGACAAGACGCAGCCACCAAAGCAAGTTGATGCCCAGCGCAATAAGTTGCCGGATGATTTCATGCTGACCAGCGGAAGTAAGGTCAACGTGGCCGTGGTTGTTGTGCCATACAATACAGGCAGCCTGAACGGCGTGTCGCTTAGGCTGCGTGCTGTGCAGGTCTTGGAGCTTGCAGAGATGCAAGGCTCAGATGATCCGTTCACTTCGGTCTCTGGTGGCTTTACGTCCAGCGTGACGGCAACGCCAGTTGCAGCTGCGGATGATCCATTTGCAATGCCTGTATCCACACCATCGCCAGCAGCACATGCTGGCCTTGACGACGAAATTCCTTTTTAAGAAAAAGTATAGCCCGGCACAAAAGTGTCGGGCTATACAATAGATACACGAACACCCCCCTGCTTGGAGTATAATGAAATGGTAGCCGATCTTAGCCGCGAAAGCAAGTTTCCAGCCGCTCGCTGGTCGGAGTTTGGTAGCACGATCATTCGTAGTCTTGAGTTGAAAAAGACTGCGCAGGGCGAGTATCATGGCCCATGCCCATCCTGCGCTGGCACGGATCGGTTTTGGATTAAAGAGTTTCAAGGCGAGGTCATGGTTCATTGCCGCAAGTGCAATGACTATAAGGCCATCAAGGACAGGCTGCGCGATATGTCTCTCTGGCCCCAGCCGGGTCATACGCCGACAGTGGAGGTGAAGAGAGTTGATATTGAATGGCCGGAGCGTGACCCTATGAGCAGTCACCCATACCTTGAGAAGAAAAAGATTAAACTGCATAACGCCAAGATTGACGGCGACACGCTAACCATACCAATCATTGATGTGAAGGGCAGGCGCGTTGGCGCGCAGTTTATTGATGCTGACGGCAAGAAAAAGTTTTCCTACCAGCTGCCCGTGATCGGCAACTTCAGCGTGATTGGCGGCCCCATTCGTGAGTTTGCATATGTTGCAGAGGGCTGGGCAACAGCCGCGACTGTGCATGAGGCCACGGGCAAGCCATGCGTGTTTGCTTTAAATGCAGGAAATATTTTGGCTGTGATAGACAACCTGCAACAAGCCAAGCCAGATGCCGAGCTTGTTATTGCTGGCGACAATGACGATGCCGGGCGCAAGGAATGCGAGCGCGCATTCTCTGAGCTGGGCGTTGAGTACATCCTGCCCGACATGGAGGGATGGGATTATTCTGACGTGTGGGTAAACCAAGGCCCGGCAGCGGCGAAGAAAGCATTGACCGTGCAGAGCGTCATGGATCAAATCTTCATGCCGGATGAGGCCATTCCCCAGCTCAGTCGCAACTATCTTGTGAAGGGCTGGCTGGGCGAGGGTCAGATGTCTGTGATCTATGGCCCGTCAAATGTTGGCAAATCATTCTTCGCTCTTGATCTTGCATGGCACATTGCCTGCGGTGAGGAGTGGAATGGCCACAAGGTTATTGGTGGCTCTGTCTTATACCTCGCAACCGAGGGCGGCATGGCGTTCCACAATCGCGTTGTTGCGCTAAGGAAAAAGTATCCAGAGCATAAGAACGTGAAGTTGGCTGTGCGCCCTGCCCCGGTCAATTTGCTTGACGGCGAAGTTGACATGGCTGTGCTTGAGAAGCTGTGTCGTGAGGTGTCTAAGAAGCACGGTCAGGTGAAGTGCATATTTGTTGACACGCTCAGCCGCTCAATGGCTGGCGGCAATGAAAACTCGCCAGAGGATATGACAAAGTTTATCGGCAACTGCGATAAGCTGCGCGAGATTACAAGCGCACACTTGGACGTTGTTCACCACTCCGGCAAGGATAAAGCCGCTGGTGCTAGGGGGCATTCGAGTTTACGCGCCGCGACCGACACAGAGATTGAGCTTGATTACGATGAGAACACTGGCCTGCGCACGGCAAAAGCCACGAAGCAGCGTGACATGGAAACAGGCGTTATATTCCAGTTTAAGTTGAACGTCATCGAGCTTGGCGTTGACGAGGATGGTGACAGCGTCACGACTTGTACCGTTGTGCAGGCTACTGAAAGCGAGATTGAAGAGGCCAACAAGCCACGCATCAAGGGAAAGAACCAAGTCCTAATTCGTAAGGTGTTCACGCAGCTGCGCGGTGAGGGCGTCGGCCAACCAAACCCCGGAGGGGTTGGGTGGCCAGAGCCGAGAACATATTGGGTTATCTCTGAAGAGACACTGAAGGATCACTTTATGGGCAAGGTAACAACTGCATCCAACAAGAGCCAAGTTTACAAGCAAGCTGTAGACGCGCTTATTGGCGCTGGCCATATGGTTATAAACGATGGCCATGTGTGGTTCACTGACAACGAAGGCAAATGCAAAAACGTATAAGGAGGAAGGCTATGGAAGATTGGATAAACTGCCCTGAGTGCGATGGCGAAGGCGAGGTTGAGCGCGATGTTTGGGTTCGTCAAAGCTCAACTTGGCATGGCGACTTTGAAAGCCACATGGAAGAATGCGAAGTCTGCAACGGCATAGGCCAGATAGACCCCTTGGAGGACTACCAATGAAATACGATCCAGATGCGCTCACCCGCCACGTTCTTGACTGCGCTCAGCAAGGCATGTCACAGATTGAAACCGCAGAATTGCTGCGCGTGTCACCGTCAACAATATATCGCATTTGTTCGGCTGCGAACATAAAACTTGAAAGGAAAAAACGTGAGTACGGACCAAACTCAGATTATTATAAAAAGGCTGGAGCGCAACAACAGCATAATGCTGACGGAGCAGAAGACGGCGATGAGGCCAAACTTAAAGCAGCGTCTGGAAGAGCAGAAAGCGCTTCTCGATCTGCTAAAGCGCGATATGAAAAAGATGCAGCAGAGCGATTGAGGGCTAAGCTGGAGGGCGTAACCGATAAGCACGAGCGCTATGAAATTACATACGGCCACTGCTTGTGGGAGTTTGAAAATCTCATGTACCGCCAATGCAAACGTGAAGCTCTACCATCTGGCCCGCGCAGGCCGACAACTGTGGCCCCATCTATGCAGCGCGCAGCTGAGGCCAGCAGACAGCACAGCATCGACCAAGGCAATCGCCTGTTTTCTTTGATCCCGTATGACCAGCGCGTGACGGCAGCAGAGGCGGCTGAGCTGCTGGGTGACAGCATCCCGCGCACGTCGAGCTATCTCAAGAAAATGTGGCAAGCGAACAAGGTTTACCGCGTGCGTGATTTTGTTGAAGTTCCGGGCTACACCAAGCGGCAGTGGCGCTGGGTGTTTAGTAAGCAACCTATTCAGCCGTTGAATAACTGTTTTGAGGATGACGAGTGATGATTGACGAAGAGGTAGAGCGTAAAATTCACATCGCCGGGCTTGTCGGAGCCATCTTTGGCTTCGCAAGCGGCGCTGGCTTAATGATGCTGGTCGCAATTATATTTTAGGGATTGCAGAGGATTAAAATAGTATGGGTTACTCCTACCCGGTTTCAACTATCTTTAATTTTGTAGCATGACAGAGGCGGCATGTTCTGCGAACCGCCTCACTAAATTTAATTAAGATAAATCGTGCAGGGTGGCCGTTGAATTGAATGCTGGCACATTTGGTAGCAACGTCACGCTAGGCTAAACAACCAAACCATTCCCGTGGTAAGTCGATTTTTCTTGTGATGATAGCCACCCTGCTCAGACGTTATAACCGAAGTATGAACGCGGCCACAAGTTGCTATTTAAAGCTGTCGAATGTTTTTTGCATCGACTGCTCTTCATCCATAAATTCTTCTGTTGATACATATGTTGTAACAGAGGTTAGCTCGTCTCCCCGGCGGAAGATCACGGCGCCCAAATCAATTGCCACAAACGCAAACACGTCTGACACATCGACGTTCTTTTTCGGCGTGTGGAATGGGTAACTGTTGCTGGTCTTGTGCGTTTTGCTGGCGGTCTTCACCTGTAAGGTCAACGTCTGTGTATCCGTCTGTATATACGCATCGTGATCTTTGATTTGGCAGAGCGTGCAGATGTATCCAGCAAGCGATAAGTAGGCGAGGGCTAAATGCTCTCCGGCCCTACCTACCGCCGCGCTGGCTTTTTGATCTTGCTTCGCCACTTAGCTAACTAGGCTAGACTAAGCCATGAGCCAAGTGTGGATTTTCTTGCTCTGGTTGCTTCGATCATCCAAGCCATGATAGCCGCCGTTCACGCGCTTGGTTATGCGCTTGATGGCGTCATCGGTTACACCTTCGTCGGCAATGGCAAACAATCCATTCTTATTGAAGAACCACAGCGCAGTCTCAAAGGCATATTTGTCAGCCACCAAGTCTGGGTCAGTCATAACCTTCGGCACACCCATGTCAGACGCAAACGCCCGATAATTATTCCGCCCGGTCAACTGAAGAAATCCTCGACCAATGTACAGGCTGGCCTGCGCTTCATTCTCATTGCCCATGCGGCCAGCGTAAACCTTGCCAGCAAGCCCGGTTGGGTTTTTGGCATACGGCTCTGCATCGGCAACAGT